GAAATCATTTGAAGTAATTGAGGAAGAATATCCTGAATATTTGAAGACACATTAGAATTATTAATAGTTGCAGAAGCAGTTGTGAATAAATGATTTAATGGAAAAGCCTGAAGAGCATATTGAGTTCCGTAGCCACCAGCAAAAGAACCCGATGCAACACCTGTTTCTGTTACTGTAAAGCGGATTGTAGACCTGATAAATACCTCACGGTCTACAACAACATTTTCAGAGGGAACTGTTACATTAAAAGTTAAGGACGAAGATGAAGACGAAATAGATGGGAAGGGCTGGTATGTTTTGGAGGCAGAACCCGAACGAACCGCATAAGTAAGTTTATCTGTTATTCCGCCTAATACTGAATCACGAACTAAAACTGTGGAGAAGTCAGAGGACATTTTTATATATATTAGTTATATAATTATTTTAATTAGTAATTTCTAAACAAAATAATTAATTCTTTAAGAAAATGTAAGAATATAATTTCCACTTAAATCTTTAGTAACCTTTAATTTAGCTACTTTATAATTACCACTTATATCATTACCACTAGCATCAAATATTTTATTAATTGCCGAAGTTGCATCAATAGCATTTAATAAATCTTCATGAGACATAGTCTCATAGCCTTCAATTCCATAATAACTACCTAAAGCTTGGGCTTCCTCTAAACTCGTCCTATCAAAATCGTTAATAGCCATTTTATAATATATAAATATATTTTTATTTATTATAAAATTTAATTATAAGTTTTAATATTAAAATTGAGAGATTATATTAGTTATTGTAAATTTCTCATATTCATAGAAGCCATATTTATTTGCTGATTTTCTCCTAATACTTTCTTCTGAAATAATAATTTAATAGAACTCATAGCTCCACTTGCTAAAGTAATAGGGACTAAATTGCCTGTCTTAGTTCTCCAAAAAACATTTATATCAATATTTTTAAGAGGTTGATTACCTGTTAAATCTATCATGCGTAAAATTTTGGGTGTAAGTAAAACATTTGGCCTATATCCTTGTTGATTACTCTGCAAATCTGTAATAATAAAAGCAAAAGCATTATCTAAACTTGAACTTGGTGGATTAGAGCCAATTGAAGAAGATGCTGTAAACTGATTGACTACAATAGGAATTGAAGTAGTAGTAAATACTATAGCATTTATAGGTGTCCATGTATCAATAGTACTTATTTCTTGAATTTGCTTTATTAATAGTCCTGACTGGCTGTAATCTTTTGTCTCTGCTGTTGGTAGTGTTACAACTCCTGTGCTTGAATTTGTGTATGTTGATAAAAATGAATAAGGATAAATTTGATTGAGAGCTGGACTTGGACTGACTAATCCTAAACCTGAACTATAAAAATTTAATGTATAATATATTTCTCTCTTTCCAAAGTCATCTGTTAAAATCTTTCTTGTTGCTGGAAGACTGCTAAATAAACTATATAATGGAGCATTAAATGATAATGTAAATTTAAATGGTGTAGGTGATAATGGAGTGCCTACATTATTAGTTGAGACAACCGCCCATGTAGTTTTAGGCATAGCATAATTTATATTTGCAATTACTGCATTAGCTGACTTTTGGTATGTTTCAAATAACATAGTTACATATACATCAGCAGTTAAATTGGTTTCATTCCATTCAATAAACGGAGGATTTGGGTATTGTCTTGCTACAATATCTAAAAATTGATTTACTAAAAAACTATTTAATGTTCGTAGTGGATATATCCAGTTCAAATATATTTTTTCTATAAAGTTGACATATGCTAATCTTAATGCTTTATTAACCATGGTTATAAAATTGTTATAACTGTAACAATAATAATAGGGGTATAATGCTGTATTTTTTCCTGTTAATGAATTTTGACTTGGTGCTATTATATCTTCTGTTTCTTTAATCCATTTTACACTTTCAATTGTAGGAGACAAAATAGGAACACTATAAGGTACACTACCAGTTCGTGTTGTAATAGTTTGATATGTTAATTTTGAAAGTGTATTAAAATCACTATATTTTCCTACTATAATTGAATTTCCTGTGTTTGCTGTAAGAACAAATTGTGCAGTATAATCTGCTAAAGCAATGTCAGGAATAGTATCATCTATAGCAGGAACTGTTGCTGTGTATGCACTTACGCTTGTTTTTATAAATCTAAAAACTCCTGTTCCTCTAGCCGATGAAGCATGAGCGTATAGTCCGTCTCTGCTTAAACTTACTGAAAATCCAAAATTTTTTGTAGAAGTAGCTGGATATGGAAAGGAACTGCGTGGATACCAAGCACTAACACCATCACTATAAAATTTAACTTCTCCAGCACCATTACCAGTAAAAGGAAGCCCTGAATACGGAGCTCCTACAATTAAATTTAGGCCATCAGAACTTAAATCATAACTCCACCCTAAATATTGCCCTGCTGAACCAATTGCTGAAAAAACTTGATTATATACTGCTGTTGTCCCTACTCTTTTAAAAACAAAAATTGCCCCATTTGTTCCATTAGCATAAGGGTCTGACATAACTACTACAGAGCCGTCTGTTGAACTTTTAAATCCCATCATGCTAAGTCCTAGTCCACTATCACCGTATATACTTGGTGTATATCCTGTTGGAGTTATAAGACCTGTTAATTCACTTATAGCTCCATTTGTATTAGTAAAAATTTGAAATTGCCCTAAATCTATTCTTCCTATAAAAATAATATTTCCATCTCCTGAAATTCCTGCTGTTTGAAGTTTTTGAGTTGATGAGTTTAATGAATCATATTTTGTTACTGCTCGTGTTTGTGTATTCCATAAATAAGTCCCATATCTTCCTCCTGACACTATATAAAGTCCTGATTCTGATATTCCTACAGTATTTCCTATTTCTGTTTCATCGCTATTTCCTGTATAAAATGAAGAACGAACAGCATATGGAGCATATCCACTCCATACATCTACTGCCTTATCAGTCGGAACACCTATTGCTAAATTAATTTTAGTATCATTATTAGCTGGTTTTGCTAATGCTGAATAAAGGCCGTAACTTTGTGCATAACCTGAACGAGAGTCTAATGTGTCTATAGGTGCAAAAAATGGAGTGCTGAATACAGATGTTATTGCGTTATTTGTAAATTCATAAGCTACTTTATAAATTGTTTTATCAGGGTCAAATGTTTCTGTTTGTGTTAAATCAGGCTCTCCTACTATTACAGGCAGATTATATGTATCTAATTGAAATCGTGCTACACTCATGTAATAATCTCCTGTATTTTTAATTACTGGAGTTTCTCGTGTCTCTGAAAATTTAAGCGGTTGTTGTTCTTCTATTGTAGTATTATATATATTTGTTTGTTGTAAATCAAAATATACATAATCAGGGTTATTTAATTGGTTAAATTTATCAACTTGAGACATTTATATATATAAAATGTTATTTAAATTATTCTTATGTTTTAAAACTTTTTTTGTATTTTTTATATTTTATCATAACTTTTATTAAAAGTTATATTATGTCTCTCACATTTGCAGAAGCCATACTTATTTTTTGTTTTTCTCCTAACAATTTCTTTTCAAATAAGAGTTTAATAGAACTCATAGCTCCACTTGCTAAAGTAAATGGAACTAAAGTACCTGTTTTTGTTCTCCAAAAAACATTTATATCTATAGTTTTAAGAGGTTGATTTCCAGTTAAATCTATTTTTCTTTCTATTTCAGGAACATATAAAATGTTTGGTCTATATCCTTGTTGATTAGTTTGCAAGTCTGTAATGATAAAATCAAAAGCATTATCTAAACTTGAACTTGGTGGATTAGAACCAATTGAAGAAGATGCTGTAAATTGATTAACAATAATAGGGATTGATGAAGTCGTAAATACAATCGCATTTATAGGTGTCCATGTATCAATAGTGCTTATTTCTTGAATTATTTTTATTAATAATCTTGAATGACTATAAGAAAATGTGCTAGTAGTTGGTATTGTAATAACTCCTGTGCTTGAGTTTGTATATGCTGTTAAAAATGAAAAAGGAATAACTGAATTGAGAGAAGGACTTGGAGTAATTAGTCCTAATCCTGAACTAACTATATTTAATACATAATAGGTTTCTTTTAATCCTGCTGAACTTGTTATAATTTTCCTTTTTGCTGGAAGACTACTAAATAAACTATATAATGGAGCATTAAAAGCAACTTCAAATTTTAATGGTGTTTTTTTTGCTGGAGTTCCTACATTATTAGTAGACACTACAGCCCATGTTGTATTAGGCATAGCATAATTAAGATTATCAATAACTGCATTAGCTGATGTTTGGTATGTTTCAAATAACATAGTTACATATACATCAGCAGTTAAATTAGTTTCATTCCAGTCAATAAATGGGGGTGTAGGATAATGAACTGCTGTTATATCTAAAAATTGATTTGTAATTCCTGTATCTGCTATTATACTAATCCACTCATTATAAATTCGTTCTATAAAATTTTTATATGCTAATTTCATCGTTTTATTAACCATAACTATAAAACTATTATAACTATCACAATAATAATATGAATATAATGCTGTATTTTTTCCTGTTAATGAATTTTGTGTTGGTGCTGTTGCCGAATTTATGCTTTTAATCCACATTACACTTTCAATTGTAGGAACTGAAGAGAGTGTGTTTGGAACTGGTATAACTGTTCCTGATGCTCTACCATCAGGAAATATATAATTATATATTGTTCCTCCACTATTAGCAAGAAAAAATGCGTCTCCGTTATTAGTCATAGAAATATTACTACCATATGTCAAAGCTGGATTAATACTAGGAATAGTAACAGTTCCAAATAATGTATATGTTTCTACGCCTGTTCCTCGTTTATAAATATATAGCGTTGCAGTAATAGGAGCAGATACAATTAGTGTTGAACCATCATTACTCATAGAGACTGATGTTCCCCAGCCCACAGAATTTACACCTGTTATAGCTACGCCTTCAGCAAAAGCCGTTCCTGTTCTTTTATAAACTCTTACATAATTACCTACATCTACTGATTTATTAGTAGAGGCACACGCATAAACTCCATTTCCTGACATAGCAAACGAAAAACCTATTCTATCATATACTAGAGGGGCTGTAAATTGCCCTGCTAATACATAATTTGTTCCATCAAATCTTCTAAGTTCTACATATCCTTTTTCTGTATCATGTAAAAAACCTGTAGAAATCCAATAATTAGCATCTGTGCTAAATTGGGCTCCTTTAGCATATAAACCCTGTATTCCTGTTTGCCCTATTTCTGCTCCTACTGATAATTGAGTTGTATAATTAAAAAATCGTGAAAAACCTCCATCTCCTCCTCCGTTTTGTTGTCCTATCCATATAATATTGCCGTTTCCTGATAGTGTTGTTACTATAGCTCCTTCATCTGCAGTTGGGTATGGGTCAATATCAGTTGTTGGATTTATTACAGTTGTTCCAGTTACTATATCATATAATAATACTCTACTTACATTACCTGAACTAACAACTGCTCGTAATCCATTATCACTAATTCCTACTGATGAACCTAGTAGTTGTCCTCCACTATCCCCTACTAATTCATTAGCTATTGAGTTAGCTGTTGTTGTTCCTTTCCATATGAAAACTTTACCATCTCCACTATCATATTGAGGGTCGCTTACTGCTACACATATGTCATTTTTTGTTCCTGTGTTTGCAGTTTTAACACTATATCCAAAATATTCAGTTACTGCTGGTTTTGTTATTTGTGATGCTAAAGTATAATTAGTAGGAGTTGTAGTTACCGTTGTTATAAAAGAACCATTTGTTATATTCATAGCCACTTTATAAATGGTCTTATCAGGGTCATAAGTTCCTGTTTGTGATATATCAGGTTCTCCTACTAAAACAGGTAAATTATAAGTGTCTAATTGAAATCGTGCTACACTCATGTAATAGTCGCCTGTATTTGCAATAACTGGCGTCTCTCGTGTCTCTAAAAATTTAAGAGGTTGCTGTTCTTGCTCTGTACTATTTTGTATATTTGTTTGTTGTAGGTCAAAATACACATAATCAGGATTATTTATTTGATTAAATTTATTCACTTGAGACATTTATATATATAAAATGTTATTAAAATTATTCTTATGTTTTAAAACTTTTTTTGAATTAAACTATTTTATAGTATTATTATATAAATGAGTAATGCTAAAATATTTAATTTTCTGAGTATAGCTGGACTACAAACATTAGTAGGTTCATCAGCAGATAAAGATGTTGTTTATAGTGCTGATTATGATTTAATGGAAGAGAAAGACTTTAAGAAGACTACAGACATTCTCTCCAAAATATTAGATTTATTTAGAAAAAAATATAAGATTGCACTTAATCCTAAAAGTAATATATGGATTACAGATTTTAAATGTGGAATGTTTAGGGGACAACCTATAAGGTGGGATAAAGCCAGTATTAAAAAAGGTTATGTATTAATAGATAATGAACCTAAATATTTTGTGGATTGCTTGCAACAAGAATCAAGAATAAAGA